CGCGCCCTCGTCGTCCTCGCCAGCCACACCGGCTGGTCCCTCACCGAACTGCTCGAACTCGACGGCCATGAACTCATGGCCTGGCTCGACGTATTGCCGAAAAGGAAGGATTTACAGCCATGACCGCATCGTCCTTCAAGCTGGCGCTCCAGATCGGGGCGACGGTGGGTCAGAGCTTTCGTCAGGCGGTACTGGGCTCCCAGGCACAGCTGGGTCGGCTGGGGGTGACCCTCGATAAGCTCAAGGACCAGCAGGCGGCGGTCCGCCGGTTCGAACTGGCCGAGGCCAATGTGGGCAAGGCCCGTGCGGCCTACAACGCCACCTCCCGGGAGCTGATGCGCCTGCGCAAGGAGCTGGCGCAGACTGACCTGCCCAGCCAACGCCTCACCCAGTCCTTCGAGGCTGCCCGACAAAAGACCGAGCGGCTGTCCCGGGAGCTGGCCAAACAGCGTGAGCGGTTGCAGCGCAGCCGCCGGGAGCTGGATGGTGCGGGAGTCTCCGCCACCGGTCTCGCCCGTGACAATGTCCGACTGGGGGCGACGGTCGATCGCCTGAGCCAGAAGTATCAGCGGCTCGCGCGGGTCATGCGTGCTCAGGAGGCCGTCAAGGCCCAGCGCGCAGACCTGCGCGGCCAGCTGTTCGACGCGGTGGCTCTGGGCGCGAGCGTGGCGGCGCCGGTGCGGATCGCCGTGGGGTTCGAGCAGTCCATCGCCAAGCTGGGCGCCATCACCCGGGCCAGTGACGAGTCTCTGCAAGAGCTCGAGCGGACCGCGCGGCAGTTGGGGGAGAGCACCCTGTTCTCCGCCTCCGAGGCGGCCTCCGCCATGACCTTTCTCGGCATGGCCGGTTTCAAGACCAACGAGATCATCGCCGCCACGCCGGGAATGTTGAGCCTGGCCCAGGCCGCCGGCAGCGATCTGGCCCAGACCGCCGACATCGCCTCCAACATCCTCAGCGGTTTCTCGCTGAAGGCGGAGGACATGGGGCGGGTCGGGGACGTGCTGGCGGCCACCTTCACCAGCTCCAACACCACCCTGCAGATGCTGGGCGACACCCTGAAATACGCGGCACCGGTCGCCAGCAGCGCCGGCGCCGGTATCGAGGAGGTGGCGGCCATGGCCGGCCTGCTCGGCAACGTCGGCATCCAGGGCAGCATGGCCGGTACCGCGCTGCGGGCGGCCTTCCTGCGCCTGTCGGCACCGCCCAAGGCGGCCGCCGATGCCTTGGCGGCGCTGGGGGTGGAGGTCACCGACCTGGACGGCAACCTGCGGCCGGTGCCGGAACTGCTCAAGGAGCTGGCCGAGGCCACCGAAGGACTGGGGTCGGCCGAGCGGGCCGAGGCGGTCAAGCAGATCTTCGGCGAGGAGGCCTCGGCGGGACTCACCGAGTTGCTCAAACAGGCCGGCAGCGGTGCCCTGGACAGCTACATCGCCGAGCTGCGGCAGGCTCAGGGCACGGCCGAGGCCATGGCCCGCAAGATGAGCGCCACCACCCACGGCGCCCTCAAGCGCCTGGGCAGCGCGCTGGAGAGTGTGGCCATCAGTCTCGGTAGTGTCCTGCTGCCCACGGTGGCTGCCGGGGCCGAGCTGTTCGCCGGCATGGCCTCTTGGGTTTCCGGAGCGGCGCAGGAATATCCCTTGCTCACCAAGGTGATCGTGGGCGCGACCGCGGGGCTGATTGCTCTAAAGGTGACAGCCATCGCCGGCGCCTATGCCTACACCTTCTTAAAGGGCGGGGTGCTGTCGCTGGTGACGGCCTACCGCACTCTGAGTGCCGGACTGGCTCTGGCGCAGCTGGGGATGACGCGCCTGAATGTCCTGTCGGCGCTGAGTGCTGCCCGCATGGGCGTGGTTACCGCCGCGCAGTGGGCGTTGAACATCGCCATGACGGCCAATCCCATCGGCCTGATCGTCGCGGGTATCGCGGCTCTGGCTGGCGCGGCCTATCTGCTGATCCAGTATTGGGAACCTATCGGCGCCTTCTTCAGTGGGCTGTGGGAGGGCGTCAAGTCGCTCACCGCCGGGGCGGTGGACTGGCTGCTGGGCAAGCTCCAACTGCTGGCCAAACCCTTCGAATTGCTCGGTCAGGCCTGGGACAAGGTGTCGGGCTGGTTCGGCGACGATGAACAAGCCGAGGCCAAGCCGGCGAACCGGCGCCGCAACCGGCTCGCGACGGCGGCCGTCGGCTCGGCCCTCGCGGCACAACCGGCCATGGCCGTCCCTACGGCGACGGTCGAGGCGCTGCCACAGATCGAGTCGGCCAGTCCGGTGCACAAGACCTCGCGATACGTGCGCATCGATGCACCGATCACCATCCACGCCCAGCCGGGCATGGACGAGAAGGCCATCGCGGCCGAGGTGCAGAAAGCGCTGGAAGCGCAGCGGCTGCGGGCTGAGACCGATCGGCGCTCGGCACTGTACGACGGTTAGGGCGAAGCCCGCCGTTTTTCCGTGAGGCAATCCGATGAACGAAACCATGATGGCGCTGGGCGACTACCGCTTCTCGGTGGACACGGCGGCCTACCAGGAACTCAAGCGCAGCCAGGCTTACCGCTGGCAACCCCAGGAGCGCTTGCTGCGCCGCCCGGCCCAGCAGTTCCTCGGGCCGAGTGAGGAGACCCTGGAGTTGACCGGCGTGATCTATCCGCACTACCGCGGCGGCCTGCTACAGCTGGAGCTGATGCGCCGGCAAGCCGGCCGTGGAGAACCGCTGCTGCTGGTGGATGGCCTCGGCTTCATTTGGGGGCGCTGGGTGATCACCCACCTCGAGGAGACCCAATCGATCTTCCAGGGCAACGGGCGACCGTTGAAGCAAGGCTTCCGGCTGCAGCTGACCCACTATGGCGAGGACGACGACTGATGGCCCGCTACCGAACCAAAGACGGCGACATGCTCGATGCCGTCTGCCTGGCCTGGTACAGCCGGGCTCGAGGAGCCGTGGAAGCGGTGCTGGCGGCCAATCCCGGCCTGGCCGAGCGCGGCCCGGTGCTGCCCGCCGGCATCCAGATCGAACTGCCGGAGCTCAACCATACGCCGGTGAATGACGCCACGATCCGCCTGTGGGCTTGATTCGTCACATCCCTGTGACTCACCTTTCGGGCGCACTGAAGTGCGTCCAAATTCTCTCCAGGAGAATTTGTAGATTCATGAAACCGGACTTTCGCATCCTCGCGGATCGGCAGGACATCACCGCCCGGATCCGGGATCGGCTGCTGTCCCTGCGCATCACCGACGAGGCGGGCATCCAATCCGACACTGTCGAGATCCTGCTGGACGACCGTGATGGCCGCATCGAGTGGCCCACCCACGGCGCGGAGTTGGAGGTATTCCTGGGCAATGGCCGTTCCGGCCTCAGCCGCATGGGCCTGTACGTGGTGGATGAAGTTGAGCACTCGGGGCCACCGGCGAGCCTCACCATTCGCGGCAAGGCGGCGGACATGCGCGCGGCCATCAAGACGCCGAGGACCCGCAGCTGGCACGACCTGAGCCTGGGCGACCTGGTGGCCACCATCGCCAGTGAACATGGGCTCATCCCCCGGGTGGCGGAGGCCCTGGCCGGCATTCCCATCACACACCTCGACCAAACCGAGGAGTCCGATCTGCACCTGCTGACCCGCCTGGCACGGGAGCACGGCGCCGTGGCCAAGCCCGTGGCCGGATTTCTGGTGTTCGTGCCCAGGGGCGAGGCCAAAGCGGCGACCGGCCGCGACCTGCCCACCATCCCCATCACTGCCACGGACGCCAGCCGGCACCGGATGACCCAGGCCGAGCGCGGCAAATACCAGGCGGTGCGCGCCTGGTGGCACGACCCAAACGGCGCGGACCGAGTGCCGGTGTTGGTGGGGGATGGCAAACCGGCCTACACCCTGCGCCACCCCTATTCGGACGCCGAGGCGGCAACCCGCGCCGCCTCGGCTAAGCTGGAATCCCTGCGTCGCGGCAACGCCACCCTGTCATTGACCCTGATCGGCAATCCGGCGCTGCAGGCCGAGGGCAAGATCCGGCTGACGGGGCTGCGTGCCCCGGTGGACGGGGAGTGGCTGCTCCAGCGGATCGAACACCAGTTCGACGGCCGAGGCTTCGTCACCCGCATCGAAGCCGAAACCCCCAACCGCTGATTTCAACACCGATTCACCCTGACGGCCGCCGCCGAGCGGTCGTTGTGTTTTTCGGAGGGCCTATGGCGCCACAGGACAAGCACACACCCCTGGTGACCCTGCCGCAGGAAGACCTCGAAGACATGCTGAGCCGGGCCGCCGAGCGCGGTGCCCGGCGGGCACTGGCCGACGTCGGCTTGGACGGCGAAAACGCCCGGGAGGACATCCGCGAGCTGCGTTCGCTGCTGCAGGCACTGAACCTCGCCAAGCGCACCGCCTGGCAGACCATGGTGCGCATCGCCACCACCGGCCTGCTGCTGGCCCTGATGGCAGGGCTGGCCATCAAATTCAAACTGTTCGGAGGACAATAAACATGCTGACCCTGCTCGGTAGCCTGCTGGGCTTCATCTCCAGCGCCTTCCCCGACCTGCTCAAGCTCTGGCAGGACCGCCAGGATCGCAAACACGAACTCGCCATCCTGGACCGCCAGATGGAGCAGATGCGGCTGGGGCACAGCCAGCGCCTGGAAGAGATCGCCGTGGAGGCGGACATCGCCGAGAGCCAGGCGCTCTACAAGCACGACAACCGGCTCACCGGCGTGAAATGGGTGGACGGCCTGCGCGCCTCGGTGCGCCCGGTGATCACCTACGCCTTCTTTCTGCTGTTCACCGCCGTGAAACTCAGCGCCCTGTACGTGCTGATGGCCGACCAGGGCCTCGCCTTTGTGGTAGCCCTGCCGCAGATCTGGGACCCGGAGACCCAAGCGCTGTTCGCGGCGGTGATGAGTTTCTGGTTTGGCCAGCGCGCCCTGGCCAAGGCGCGAGGGCAGTGAGATGCGGCACATCACTCAGGACGGACTGGACCTGATCAAACGCTTCGAGGGGTTCAGCCCGACCGTCTACATTTGCCCGGCCGGATACCCGACCATCGGCTACGGCCATCTAGTCCATGATCATGAGCAGGACCGGTACCAACAGGGCATTACTGAGCAGGAGGCCGAGGACCTACTGCGCCGGGATGCCCAGGCGGCTGAACGCGCCGTCCTGCGGCTGATCGATGTACCCCTGACCGATGGCCAGTACGATGCGCTGGTGTCGTTCACCTTCAATTTGGGGGCCGGGGCGCTGCAGCGGTCCACATTGCGGAGGAAGGTGAATCGGGAGCAGCATGCTGAGGTGCCAGCACAGCTGATGCGGTGGGTCTGGGCTGGTGGGAGAAAGCTCAAAGGTTTACAAAAGAGGCGAAAAATAGAAAGTAGATTCTACCAGGCAGTCAACGCCAATGAACTGCTTGCCAAAAACGCATAATGATGTAATATGCTTTCATTGATGTATAAAATGACCTCCTGAAGAGCAAATTGAGCAATATTCTGATGATCAAATGTCATCTCTCTAGAGTAATGGGGGAGCAAAAGCTCAAAATTTCAGATGTTTCAAGAGACACTGGAATTAACAGGGGGACATTGACCAGGATGTACCACGAGACCCTGGTACGAATTGACTTAGAAACCATAAACACACTTTGCGAGTATCTATCTGTTTCCGTAGGCGAGCTACTCGAATACCAAAAAAGCGAGAATAACGCGTGAGTAGAAAGCCGATTAAAACGATGATTTCTCTCTTCAGCGGAGCAGGAGGTTTGGATCTGGGGTTGAGTACGGCTGGATTCGCCAACAAGCTGTGTGTAGAAATCGACGATGTCGCTCAGCAGACGCTCATTCTAAATCATCCCAAGTGGAAGTTGGCCTTTCCTGGAGACATCCACGCATTAACGCCGGCCGATTTGTTGCAACAGGCCGGCCTGAAACCTAGAGAACTCACCCTCCTTGCGGGCGGGCCACCATGTCAGCCCTTCTCAAAATCTGGATATTGGGTCACAGGCGATACAGATCGCTTGACAGATCCCCGGGCAAAAACCCTGAAAGCCTATCTTGATATCGTCCGCGAAGCACAACCGGAAGTTATCTTGCTCGAAAATGTCAAAGGCATAGCCTTTTCCGAGAAGGATGAAGGCTTAAAGCTCTTGGTAAATGAGCTAAACAAGATCAATAGAGCAAAGAAAACCAACTACATACCCCATGTAATAGCATTGAATGCGGCTGACTATGGTGTTCCACAGTCAAGGGAGCGTGTGTTTATCATTGCCAGTAGAGATGGCATGCAATTCAATCTTCCAGCGCCCACACATTTCGACCCTGAAAAGTCTCAAGGCAAAGGCTTGCCCTATTTGACAGCATGGGATGCCATTGGCGATCTGGACGTTGATATTTGGCCCGATGAGGTCAAACCCTCAGGTAAATGGGCCGATCTACTTCCAACCATTCCTGAAGGGCAAAACTATCTGTGGCATACAGAAAAGATGGGGGGGGTGCCGTTGTTTGGCTGGCGAACACGTTTTTGGTCGTTTCTTCTGAAGCTGGCCAAGGACAAGCCAAGCTGGACTATTCAAGCTCAACCGGGTCCTGCAACAGGCCCCTTTCACTGGAAGGGAAGATTGCTGTCAGTTCGTGAACTTGCCCGTCTCCAAACATTTCCGGATGACTATCAATTTGCAGGAGATCGACGTGCCGCTCACAAGCAGATCGGCAATGCGGTCCCCCCGGCAATCGGGGAGTTTTTTGGATTGGAGATACGGCGTCAATTCTTTGGTGAGCGTGTTCGTAAAAAGCTAAATCTCATTCCTGAAAAAAGAAATGACTGCCCACCACCGGAAAAGCCCAAAGCCGTACCGAAAAAATATTTGTCGTTAAGTGGCACTCACGATGCCCACCCCGGAACAGGGAAAGGTCCAGGAGCACAAAAACGCGAACAGAAGGAACACGTCTATGCCTGA